TTTCTCGACACTGCTCTAGCTGTTATCCTAGGTGCTATCGGATGGGTTATAAAGAAACTATCAGATCGCTTAGACACAGACGAGAAACGATTAACAAAGATTGAAGTAGAGTTAGCTACGCAACGAGAACGAGATACTGCTGTTGAAAACCGTATGAGTGGTCTTGAAACAACGGTTAAAGAGATTAACGGTAAACTAGATAGAATGATGGAGATATTAATTAAACGATGAAAAAAGGATTATACGCAAACATTAACAGAAGAAGAAAGCTAGGCATTAGTCGTAGCAAGAAGAAGTCTACTATATCACCTAAGTCCTACGCAAATATGAAGCGTGGCTTTAAAAAGTGAGAAGTGTATCGTTATCTCTAGGTAGAGGTGAAAAGTCTAAGAAGGGTGGACTCACTGCTAAAGGCAGAGCTAAGTATAACAAGGCTACTGGGTCTAACTTAAAAGCTCCTCAACCTGGCGGTGGTCCTAGAAAGCGAAGCTTCTGTGCTAGAATGGGTGGTAACAAAGGACCAATGAAAGATAGTAAAGGTAGACCCACTAGAAAAGCGTTAGCTTTGCGTAGGTGGAAGTGTTAACAATATATTATGAAGACTTTTGAAGAACTAGGTAAATTACAAGGTTATGTAGCAGATACCTACAAATCAGCTATCGATCAGATGCACGAGACTGGTGAGTACAATCCATCACTACTGAACGGTGCTAGGCAATTACTTAAAGATAATGAGATTGTATTAACAAGTGGGAAAGATACTCCCCTTAATGACCTACTCAATGAAGTACTCCCCTTTGAAGATGATATACAACTAAAGCAAAAAGTAGCTACAAAGTAATAACAACACCGAAAGAGAGAGACAAAAGAGTTGGATTGTGAGTATCGATAAACTTAAACAACTCAAGGACTTCCGTAACTTCTTATATGTAGTTTGGAAACACTTGAACCTACCTGATCCTACTGGATTACAATATGACATTGCAGACTTCATGCAACACGGTCCTAAACGATCTGTTATCATGGCGTTCCGTGGAGTAGGTAAGTCTTGGATATGTTCTGCCTATGCTGTACATCAACTCCTACTAGACCCCACTAAGAACATCCTGGTTGTATCTGCTTCTAAGAACCGTGCTGATGACTTCTCCACCTTTACCTTGAAAATCATACATGACATTCCTGTTCTTCAAGGACTAATCCCTAAAAAGGATCAAAGGTTCTCTAAGATAGCCTTCGATGTCGGTCCTGCTCCAGCTGCTCACGCACCTTCCGTTAAGTCCCTCGGTATATCCTCCCAGTTAACAGGTAGCCGTGCAGACATTATCATTGCTGATGACATCGAAGTACCTAATAACTCTGCTACTCAAGGAATGCGTGATAAGCTAGATGAACAAGTAAAAGAGTTTGAAGCTATTCTAAAGCCCTTAGACACCTCTAGGATTCTCTTTCTAGGGACACCCCAATGCGAGGACTCTATTTATAACAAACTGCGTGAGAGGGGCTATGACGCTCGTATATGGACCTCTGAGTATCCAAGTGAAGACTTAGTACTTAAGAACTACGATAACGATATTGCTCCGTACTTAACTGAAAGGATAACAGATGAGACAGTAGGACGATCTACAGAACCTTCTAGGTTTACTGATCTAGACCTTGAAGAAAGAAAGCTGTCGTACGGTAGGACTGGGTATGCTTTACAGTTCATGCTTAACCCTCGTTTGTCAGATGCTGATCGGTATCCTTTAAAGGTTAACGATTTAATTATAACAGATGTGGATGTAGACCTAGCTCCTGAAAAGATTATGTGGTCCTCTGATCCATCCTTTGAAAATAAAGATATTCCTAACGTAGGTCTAGGTGGAGATAGATTTCATAAGCCCTTTAAGATATTAGGTGATATGATTGAGTACACAGGGTCTGTGTTGTCTATTGACCCTAGTGGTAGAGGAAAGGATGAAACAGGATATGCTGTTGTTAAGATGCTTAACGGTCAACTCTTTGTTCCAGAAGCTGGTGGGTTAAAAGGTGGGTATGATGAACAAACTCTTAAACAACTAGTCTACATTGCCAAGACTAATAAGGTTAACAAAATTATTATAGAGTCTAACTTTGGAGATGGTATGTTCATGGAACTACTTAAACCTTTGTTTATGACTACCTATCCTTGTTCCATTGAAGAAGTAAGACATAACAAACAAAAGGAACTTAGAATCATTGATGTCCTTGAACCTGTCCTTAATCAACATAAACTTATTATTGATCCTTCTGTTGTTCAACAAGACTATAAGAGTGCTCAAGGGTATCCTATTGAACATCAAGCTAAGTATATGCTTATCTATCAACTATCAAGGATAACAAAGGATAAAGGTAGCCTTATTAACGATGATAGATTAGATGCTCTCTCTATTGCTGTTAACTATTGGGTAGAACAAATGAATCAAGATGTTAACAATAACATTAACTATCGTAAACAGGAACTCCTGGACAAAGAACTAACGTCCTTTGTAGATACATTTAACAAAGCTAAAGGCTCTTATAACAGTAACCTTTGGATGTGATTAATGTAAGTGCTTCGGTAGTTAGTTTAAATACATATCTTTACAGATACTACTTTTAAAAGAGGGTCGACCCTGACGAAGACCCTCCCTCCTTTTAAGACTTTATTAATTATATATGTTAAAAAGAAAGATACTATTGGTCTTTAGACACACCTATCCTTAAAAAGTTTTTTAATAAAGAGAAGGTTAAAGAAGGTCTTTGTCTTGGTCTTTACTCTTAAAGGATTAGAAGGAGAAGAACGAAGTATCGACTTCTTGTTAAAGTTACTTTAAAGTAGTTTTTAAAAGATAGTCTTTAAAGAAAGACTCCTTAGAAGTTATAGATAACATTATAAACGATTTTCAGATTTGTAAAGCCTTAAATTTAAAGATATGGACATAGATACTCAGACAGACTTGTTAACCAACGACTTATGTAATTTAATAAATCGTTATAAAGGGGAGTTCGATTTGAATGACCAAACAATCTTAGGTGTACTGGAGTTTGTTAAATACGATATATTAGCTACCAGTGTCATCCTTTTAGAACTAGAAGAAGATGATGAAGAAGATGATGATCTAGAAGAGATAATGTGAGACACGTACAAACAGAAATCTATTGGATAGTAGCTATGATCATGTTCTTTTTAGAACGAGATGTACTAGTAGATTGCTTCTTTATGATGCTAGAAATAATCATCAGACTTTGTTTTTAGACAAAAGTATATTGGATTTTTGGTGAAAAAATTTGAGGGGCTTACGCTATATACGCGAACGGAAAAAACCCCCTCGATACCCCTCTAAAATTACTAGGGGGTGGCATACTGTTAAAATTAATGTCATAACTCGTTGATATTCAACAGCGTTCGTACAATACACATTATGTCTAATTACTGTTAATCAACGAGTTAGGTAATACTACACGAGTAAAGCAAATCCTATTCAATTTGTTATAGTACTACACGAGTAAAGCAGGTTGATTGATTGGGCCTTACTGATAATGTGTTATCACTTGTAAATTTGTATTTTTTACTTTGTTTATTTTATGACATCATTAAATCAATTCATCATGACATCATGACGTCGCATTTCAATTCATCAAATAATTGCAATAATTTCTTTCAATCTCATTTTATCAATAAAACTATAAAACTTTTTTTATTTTTTTTCTATTAAGTAAAATCAACAAGTTACAACAAACTTAAAAATAAAGCCTTTACAATTTTTGATAATTTTGATTTAAAGCAAATCATATTTATTTTAACCAATAACCAATAGAAAATAAAACAATATGAAAACACTACAACAATTGCTAAAGGAGGAGCAAGCCAACATGAAATGGACAAAAGAAAAAGTGCGAAAGGAGCAGGAGAGGGTAGAGCAAGGAGTAATTAGACCAACAAAGTTCCCAATGGAATGTTGCTTTTGCGATAACAAAATTACGACCGTGCATCAGCGACACAATGCTGATCCAATTATGGACTCGTGGTGTTGTGAAGATTGCAACTCATCAAAAGTTGTTCCATATAGATTGCGAGGTATGAAATGAATAAAGCAATAATAGTTGTAGAAGTAGTCGTTTCACGCAAAGGGATTTGGCTCATGCCTTTATTAGAGGAAATTGATATTTTATCGGAATCAACTAAGCGATTGGGTAATGACAGAATAAACGACATAAAAGAAGAAATGAAAAAAAGGGGAGCTATATAATATGAATTACATTATATCCTTCCATTGTATCGCTAGTTTGAAACTTTTTCTAAAAAAGAATTCAATTTCTGATTCTGAGATTTTAGAAAAAGGTAATACTTATATAAAAGTAAATTATTCTTTCATGAATCAAGCCAATTGGATTAATTCTAGTTATGTCTATCAAATCAATAAAATATAATAATATATTATGAAAAAACCAATACATCAAAACTTACTTGTTATTTGCAAGTATCATTCAGAAACTGATAAAACAGGAAGTAGGGTTTCTTATCGGCTCTCAATTCCCGACAGTAAAAAGATAGTCAATGGTTTCGATCATTATTTTAACAATGAACAAGAAATGGTAGCAAGCTGGATTAAATACGACACAAAGAAAAAGCCTCTTTCAATGGTACAAATGCCAAAAAGAGACGAGGTAGGGATTATCTATAATTGGTCTACTGAATTAATTGAACACTTCCAAAAGTAAAACATTATGAACAAATCAGCAAATTATGATCTATGGAAACAAGCAAACTCAACACTTGATTATAAAACTTTATTGACTCGTTATAAATCTAGAGGAATCTATGTTAACTTATCGCAAGTTATTAAAATCAAGATTAATTAAGAATCGACCTGATAGATATTCTTTTCAATATAGATTCAAACATCAAAACGACTGGATAACATCATGATTAAACCGAACGGCTTTATAATTTACGAGGGAACAAAGAACGGCTCCAAATACGCTGTAATTGCTACCTTAAAAACCTCTAACAGAAAAACTGGTAACATGATCCAATTATGGATTTTGTTATCTGATTATTCGCCAGTTGAGGGCGTTAAAAGTGGATTGGATGCGTCTACCATATGCACAGGTTGCAAGTTTGCTTCGGGTAATGGTTGTTATGTTAATGTCGGTCAAGCTCCTAATAGTATATGGAAAGCATACAAAAAGAATTCTTATCCTAAGCTTGACCCGTTTTTATACGATAATGTTTTTAATGGTAGGAAAGTTAGGTTTGGAGCTTATGGAAATCCATCTTTAATTCCTCTATCTATTATTAAAATGATTACAGAAGCTTGCGACGGTTGGACTGGTTATTTTCACGACTGGAAAGAAATGTCTAAAGAAAGAGCTACCGCCTACGGTAATTACTTTATGGCATCAACTGAAACTAATGACTCAGTAAGACGAGCAAAAGCTAAAAACTTACGTTATTTCCACGTATCTCCAAACCAACCTAAGGATACCATTGAATGCCTTGCCGATAGTAAAGGCTTATCGTGTGATCAATGCCAGCTGTGCAAAGGTAATCGTATCGGAGCTAAATCAATATGGATAAATCCACACGGAAGCAAAAAGAAAAGAGCAATAGAACAAGCAATCTCTAATTAATAACTAACTAATAAAACAATATGAAAACAAATAAAACTACAGAAATACATAATTGGATGAAAAGCCTTGATGATGATAATAAAATGAGGTTTGCAATAAACTGGTGTAGGATACCTCACACATTATTTAATGTGGCTTGTGGCATTAAAGGGGGGCATAAAGAATTACAAAATGTGGACTGGTATAAAATTCACAAATCTAAAGACTTAGGCACTTGGTCTCATGGTGGAAAGGTGTTTGTAAGGTGAAAGAATCAACATTTATCCTACTTTGTAACAGTTTATTTATCCATCCAGACATTGCCTTAGAAAACGAGGAAATTAAACAAGCTTTAAGAGACCGAAAAACCACTGAACAAATAAAAGAATTACTAATTAATAACTTTTAACCAATAAAATACCATATGAAAAAACCAACCACAGACATACAAGATATGTTCAACTCATTGAAACCTTCACGCAAAGAACAGGCTATAGTATGGCTTGTTAGTCCAGTAATTGTACTTGCAAGCTGGGCAATCTTAATCTTTATCTGTTCACTCTAAAATAGAAAGAAAATAATAATGATAAACGTGAGATCGGAAGAGCACACGTCTGAACTCCAGTCACACAGTGATCTCGTATGCCGTCTTCTGCTTGAAAA